GGGCGACGCCACAATCCATCGACCGCATGGACGAATGCTTCGCCTGGCTGTTCTTGCTTGAACCTGACGAGGCGCGTGTCGTGTGGCTGCGCGCCGAGGGCATGCGGTGGAAGCCGATCTGCCGCAGGCTCGGCGTGAGCAGGGCGACAGCCTGGCGCTGGTGGGCGACAGCGCTGATCAAGATCAGCCATCGCCTCAAGGCCGACGACAAGCCGCGCACGACGAAGCCGAGGAAGCAGGCATCATGAAACGCCCCTATTCGCGCGCGCGTAGGGACGACTTGAACGCGCATTCGACGACGTGGGAGCGGCTTTCACCAACGCTCAACAGGCGCGCATCGACGCCAGTTCGTCGAACTTCGAGCGAGACAAATTCCGGGGTTTCCGCGATATTTGTTGGCATGATCGCGAGAGGTGCAGGCATCGACATCACGATTCCTCGCACCCTCGCATTCGAACGCTGATCCCGACGACAACGCGCATTCGACGCGCGCACCCGGCGCGAAACCGCCGATCCCCGCGCATCTTAGGTTCTTCCCGACCCTCAACGTATGCGGGGGGCGGCAGCGCGATCCTTTGCTAGCGGCAGGTTCGCGAACCGGGTTCGCACTCCGCCCTTGAGGTTCGCGGGGTCGCACTTGGGTTCGCATTCAACGGAGACACAATGCTCACGATCGAGACCCGCCCGATTGCGCGGCTGATCCCCTATGTCCGCAACGCGCGGACGCATTCGGGCGATCAGATTGCGCAGATCGCTGGCTCGATTGCCGAGTTCGGCTTCGTGAACCCGGTGCTGATCGGCGCCGACGATGTGATCATCGCCGGCCATGGCCGCGTGCTCGCGGCCGAGAAGCTTGGTCTCGCCGAAGTGCCGGTCATCGTGCTTTCGCATCTGTCGGAATCGCAGCGCCGGGCGCTGGTGATCGCCGACAACCGGATCGCGGAAAATGCGGGCTGGGATGAGGCCATGCTCAAAGCCGAGATCGCCGCCCTCCACGAAGACGCTTTCGATCTCGATCTTCTGGGCTTTGCAGAGGAAGAACTCGGCCGGTTGCTCGATGGCCTCGACGCCGATGCCAGCGGCGTCAACGCGCCGGAGGGCGAACCGTCATCCCATGCCTCGACTGAAACCGGACGCGCCACCCTCGCCGAGCGCTTCGGCATTCCGCCGTTCTCGGTGCTCGATGCCCGCAAAGGCTGGTGGCAGGATCGCAAGCGCGCCTGGATCGATCTCGGCATCCGCTCCGAACTCGGACGCGGCGAAGGCGCAACCTATGGCGTCGCCGACGGCGTGACCGAACCCGGCCTCAACCACTATCGCAACCGGAACAATGCGGCGCCCGGCGGCTCACCCCGCCCGCTGGATCGCGGCTGGACCGGAAAGAAGGACAAGCCCGCCCATGGCTAAGGGTCTCGCCCGCACGTTCGGCCAGGATCTGATGCGCGGCGAACATCAGGTTGGCGCGCCTTCGAATGGCGGCGTTCTGATGCCGTCGCACACCTCAGGCGATCCCGGCTTCTATGCCAAGAAGCGCGCCCGCGAGGCCGAAATCGGCCGCGAGCTGACGACGGAAGAATTCCTCGCCGAGCACTACGAGGCGTCTGACGCACCGACCGCTTCCGGCACATCGATCTTCGATCCGGTCCTGTGCGAGATCGCCTATCGGTGGTTCTGCCCGCAAGGCGGAACGGTACTCGATCCCTTCGCGGGCGGCTCGGTGCGCGGCATCGTCGCCTCGCGCCTGGGGCGTCGCTACGTCGGGATCGAACTTCGGCCCGAGCAGGTTGAGGCGAACCGCGCGCAACTCGCCATCGCAGCCGATCCGTTGCCGGAATGGCGCGTCAGCGACGCACGCGATCTCGCCGCGATCGCCGCGGATGTCTCGGCGGACCTGATCTTCTCCTGCCCGCCCTATTGGAACCTCGAACGCTATTCCGACGATCCCGCCGATCTTTCGACCATGGACGAGTCCGCGTTCTTCGAGGCGCAGGCCGCGATCATCGCCGCCGCTGTGGCCAGTCTGAAAGAGGATCGCTTCGCGGTCTGGGTTGTCGGCGATGTTCGCGATACCCAAGGCTTCTACGTCAACCTGCCAGGCCGAACGGTCGAAGCCTTCGAGGCGGCGGGAGCGCACTTCTACAACGAGGCGATCCTCGTGACCGCCGTCGGATCGCTGCCGATCCGCACCGGACGCCAGTTCACCGCCGCGCGCAAACTCGGCCGCACCCATCAAAGCGTTCTGGTGTTCGTCAAAGGTGACCCCCGGCGCGCGACGGAAGCCTGCGGCGAAGTCGAGTTCGGCGAGATCGAGGAGGCGCTGTCGTGACCGCGCCGATCGTTCGCGAGCATGACGGCGTCTGAGTCGTCCGTGATGATCTCTTTCCGGGCGGCACGAAGGCGCGGTTCATGCCAGTGCTGTTCGAAGGCGTCGATGAAGCCGTTTACGCAAGCCCGGCTGAGGGCGGCGCGCAAACTGCGCTCTCGACCGTCGCGAAGGATCTCGGCAAGCGCGCGACGATCTTCGTCGCCGCGCGGGCGAAGCTCCATCCGCGAACGCTGGAAGCGGCAAGGCTCGGCGCGAAGGTGGTGCCGGTTCGGCCCGGCTATCTCTCGGTCGTGCAAGCCCGCGCCAAGGACTATGCGAAGGCGAGCGGCGCGCGGCTCGTGCCCTTCGGCGTCGATCTACCCGAAGCGATCACGCGCCTCGCGGATGCCGCGCTCGCGACCGGGCTTGACGCGCAAGAAGTCTGGTGTGCGGCAGGTTCCGGCGTGCTGGCCCGGGCGCTCGCGCAGGCGTGGCCTCGTGCCCGCCGCCATGTCGTTCAGGTCGGGCGCAAACTTGCGCCCGGGGACGTGGCGGGGGCGACGATCCACGTCTATCCGCGCCCGTTCTCCGATGTCGCGAAAGCGCTGCCGCCCTTCCCGTCCGATCCGCACTATGATGCGAAGGCGTGGGAGACGATGACGGCCCGGAAGGGTCCGGGCCGCGTCATGTTCTGGAATGTCGCCGGGCCTGCCCGGCCCTGATCAGGCGGCGGTGCGGCGCGCCTCAATGGCGATGACCGCGAGGTCGCGATAGCGCGCCATCGCCTTCGGGCTCGTTGAAACCGGATTGATCTCGATGGCCTTGAGGCCTTCGATATCGCCCGCCTCGGCAAGCGCGACGAGCTTGGCGAGCTTCGCCCGAAACCGCGCATGCGTCGGCTTCGAGAAATCCGGCGCTGCCGGAAGCGAGCCCGCCTGCGCCTGTTCGATGATCGCCTTGCGCTTGCCGGTCTTCGGGCCGCTCGGCCACGAAGCGGCGTTCGCTTGTGCAATCGGGTGATCGGCCAGCGTCGGATCGGTGATGCTGATCGCAGGCTCGCTTTCGGTGATCGCCCGCCAGCCGAAGCGGCCATCGGGCGTCTTGAACACTTCGAATTCGCCGGGCTTCAACCCGGCGCGCTGCGCGCCCCGCTGGGCGTTGAACTTCTTGTCGTAGGTCGTGGCTTCCGTGGTCATGGTCGTGGTCCTTCAGGATTGGGGTTCAGTTCGCGGTGACAAGCGCCGAGCGGCCTTCGGCGGTGACGCCGTAGATCAGCGGCAGGCGCTTGCCGAACGGGCTGGGGTTCTCGGCGACGAGGCGCATCGCCTCGATCCGCGCCTCCTCGAGGTTCTGCGCGCTCGCCCGGGCGTAGCGCCCGGTTCCGAGGAACAGGGCAACGTCGAAGCGAACGGCTTGGGCGAGAACCGCCGCGTTTGCGGCGTCGGCGGGATGAACTTTGCGGCGTTTCATGAGCGATCTCCGTCGGTTACGGGACCGCAGACAGCCTCGACACACAAACCGGAGCAACTGCTAAGTCGCTCTAATCGCTCATTATTCTAAGGTTGGGAGCGCAGCCGATGGGTCTGTCGCGAAGGGCCTATGCGCGCCATCGCGGCGTCTCCGACATGGCGGTTCGAAAAGCCATCGCCTCGGGCCGAATTACGGTTGAAGAGGACGGCACGATCGATCCTGCGAAGGCGGATCGCGCCTGGGGATCGAGTTCTGATCCCGCGCAGGTTCGCCCCGTCGCGAAGTCGCCGCCGCCACCGCGCGGCACGCCGCGTCCGGTGCCGTTGGCGGCCGTCGAAGCCGTCCGTGAAACCTTGCGCGAAAGCGGCGAGCCCGCGCCCGCCGCCGGCAACATGACCTTCGTTCAAGCGCGCACCGCCAACGAGGTGATCAAGGCGCAGGAGCGCCGCATCCGCCTTGGCAAGCTCAAGGGCGATCTCGTCGATCGCTCACGCGCGGTCTCAACGGTCTTTGCGCTCGCGAGGCGTGAACGCGACGCATGGGTGCAATGGCCAGCGCGCGCCGCCGCCCTGATCGCCGCCGAACTGCAAATCGATCCTCACCGCTGCGAGCAGGTTCTCGAAGCCCATGTCCGACGCCATCTCGAAGAACTCAGCCAAATCGGCATCGAGCTTCGATGACGGCTTCGACGGACGCGCGGAGATCATCACCGCCTGGAGCCGTGGCCTTGCACCCGATCCGGCGCTGACGGTTTCGGCCTGGGCGGATCGTTATCGCTTTCTGTCCTCGCGCGCTTCGTCCGAGGCGGGCCGCTATCGAACCGACCGGACGCCCTATATGCGCGGCGTCATGGATGCGCTCTCGCCCGGCAGTTCGGCCCGGCGGATCGTGTTCATGAAGGCGGCGCAGGTCGGCGCGACCGAGGCCGGCAACAACTGGATCGGCTATTGCATCCATCAGGCGCCGGGGCCGTTCCTCGGCGTCCAGCCGACGACCGATCTCGCCAAGCGCCTGTCTCAACAGCGCATCGAGCCGCTGATCGACGAAAGCCCGGAGCTTCGGGCGCTGATCCTGCCGTCGCGCTCGCGCGATAGTGGCAATACTGTGCTCGCCAAGAAATTCGCGGGCGGGCAGCTCGTGCTGACCGGCGCCAATTCCGCCGTCGGTCTGCGGTCGATGCCCGCGCGCTATGTTTTCCTCGATGAGGTGGACGCCTATGAGGGCGATGTGGATGGCGAGGGCGACCCGGTCGCGCTCGCCATCGCCCGCACGCGCACCTTCGGCCACCGCGCCAAGGTGTTTCTCGTATCGACGCCGACGATCAAGGGCCTTTCGCGGATCGAACGCGAATTCGAAGCGAGCGATCAGCGCCGGTTCTTCGTGCCGTGCCCGCATTGCGGCCTTTCGCAATGGCTCAAGTTCGAGCGCCTGAAGTGGACCAGCGGCCAACCGGCGAGCACCGCCTATCATTGCGAAGGCTGCGATCAGCCTATCGCGGAACACCACAAGACGGCGATGCTGTCGGCGGGTGAATGGCGATCAACCGCGACGCCGGCCGATCCGCATTGCGTCGGTTTCCATATCTCCGGGCTCTATTCGCCGGTCGGCTGGCTCGGCTGGGCCGATATCGCCCGCGAATGGGAAGCCGCTCAAGGCGATGATGCGGCGCTCAAGGCCGCAAAGAACACGCTGCTCGGCGAGACGTGGCAGGAACGCGGCGAAGCGCCGGATTAGCAGCGCCTCTATGAGCGGCGGGAAGACTTCGCGCCTTTCGTGCCGGGCTGCGGCCTGATCCTCACGGCCGGCGCCGACGTTCAGCACGACCGGATCGAGGTCGATATCTGGGCGTGGGGCCGAAGGCTCACCAGCGCGCTCGTCGAACACATCGTGCTCGAAGGCGACACCTCCCGCGAGGATGTCTGGGGAAAGCTGACAGCGCTGCTCGGCCAGACGTGGCGTCACGAGAACGGCGCACGGATGCGGATCGCGCGGCTTGCGATCGACTCGGGCGACGGGCGCAATACCGCCGCCGTCTATGCCTGGGTGAGGCGCGTCGGCGTCGGCCAGGCGCTGGCGATCAAGGGTGTCGATGGCTTCGACCGATCAACCCCGGTCGATGGCCCGACCTACGTCGATGTCAACGAGCACGGCCGCACGATCCGTCGCGGCGTGAAGCTCTGGAAGGTCTCGGTTGCCGTCTTCAAGTCGGAGACCTATCGCTTCCTGCGGCTTGACCGTCCGACCGACGAGGAACTTGGCGCAGGCACGCCGTTTCCGGACGGCTTCGTGCACCTGCCGAAAAGCGTCACCGCCGAATGGGTGAAGCAGCTTGTCGCCGAGCAGCTGGTGACGGTGCGCGACCGGCGCGGCTTCTCGAAACTCGAATGGCGGCAGATGCGCGAGCGCAACGAGGCGCTCGACTGCCGGGTCTATGCCCGCGCCGCCGCGTGGCTGCTCGGGATCGACCGGTTCGACGACGCCAAGTTCGAAGCACTCGAAGAAGAGCTTCGGGTTTCCGCTGAAGATGAAGCGCGGCCTGTCGATCAGCGCGGCCTCACGCCCACGACCGCGCCCGTGCGCCGCTCCGACTGGCTCGGGCGGCGCGACAAATGGTTCTGAACACTTGCGGGATTTCCGATGCCCTGGACGCAGACCGAACTCGATGCGCTAAAGCGCGCTTTCGCGGGCGGAACGTTGCGCGTCACCTATGACGGCAAGACCGTCGAATATGGCTCGGCGGACGATCTCCTGAAACGCATCCGCACCATCGAGACCGAGATCGCCGCCACATCCGGCAATCCGCGCCCGATCGCGGGATTCGCAAGCTTCGGCCGCGGTGATCGCTGATGGCCGCGAACTGGATCGATCGCGCCCTCGCCAGCGTCGCGCCGGGCGCCGCCCGCAAGCGCCTTTTGGAACGCCAGGCGTTCGAGAAGCTGGCGCGCGCTTATGACGGCGCAGCGGTCGGCAGGCGCACCGATGGCTGGCGGTCATCGTCCAGCTCCGCCGATGGCGAGATCGCTTCCGGTGCGTCGCGGTTGCGCGACCGCATGCGGGATCTGACACGCAACAATCCGCATGCGGCGAAGGCCGTCGCGGTGCTGGTGAACAACATCGTCGGCGCCGGGATCAGGCCGCGCGCGGCGGCCGGAACGGATGCGCTCGACAACAGGATCAATGAACTCTGGGAGGCCTGGGCAGCGCGATCGGACGCAGATGGTCTCGCCGATTTCCACGGGCTCACCACGCTCGCCGTGCGCGAGATGATCGAAGGCGGCGATGTGTTCCTTCGCCGTCGTATCCGCCGCACCGAAGATAAGCTGCCGGTGCCCTTGCAGCTTCAACTGCTCGAAGCCGATCACCTCGACGACACCAAGATCGGTGCCCTTCCCGACGGCGGACGGATCGTGCGCGGCATCGAATATGACGCCATCGGCCGACGCCGCGCCTATTGGCTGTTTCCCGACCATCCCGGCGACACCAGCGTGCCGCTGTCGCGCAGCCTCACCTCGGCGCGCGTCCCTGCGGATGGAGTCGCCCATCTCTTCGAGCGCCAGCGCGTGCAAAGCCGCGGCGTGCCCTGGGGCGCACCAGCCATGCGGGCGATGCGCGATCTCGATGATTGGACCAACGCCGAACTGGTCCGCAAGAAAACCGAAGCTTGCCTTGTTGGCGTGGTGCTCGGCGCCGATGAGGCCGATCAGGGCGTCGCGCCGACCGTCGTCGATGCCGAAGGCAAGACCATTGAACAGTTCGAGCCCGGACTGATCGCCTATGCGCGCGGCGGCAAGGACATCAAGTTCAACCAGCCCGCTTCGACGGCTGGCGTCTCGGAATGGCTCCGGGCGCAGTTGCACATTATCGCCGCCGGATACCGCGTGCCTTACGAGCTGCTCACCGGCGATCTGTCTCAGGTCAACTATTCGAGCCTGCGCGGCGGTCTCGTCGAATTCCGGCGCATGGTCGATGCCCTGCAATGGCAATTGGTGATCCCGGGCTTCTGCGAACCGGTCTGGCGCTGGTTCACAGAAGCCGCTTGGGTTGCGGGCCTGATCCCGAACCCCGTGGTCAAGGTCGAATGGCAACCGCCGCGCTTTGATGCCGTCGATCCCCTGAAGGACGCGCAGGCCGATCTTCTGATGCTGCGCTCCGGCACCATGACTCTTGCCCAGGCCATCGCACGGCAGGGTTACGATCCGGCCTCGCAGCTGAGCGAAATCGCGGAAATGAATGCTCTGCTCGATCGGCTGAAGATCGTGCTCGATAGCGATCCGCGCATGATGACCAAGGCGGGCACCGCGCAGCCCGACCCGAATGATCCGGCCGCCGACACCGCCGACAACGAGAAGCCGGGCAAGTCGAAGCCCAAGCCCGGCGGCTGATCTCTCTCGAGGACACCATGAAACCTGCTCAACCGCCTTCGCGCGGCGCGCCGCCTATGGCGAATGCGCTGCCGATGCAGACCCGGCTTGCGCCGGTCGCCTCCATCGAAGCCGAGACCCGAACCGTCGAAGTCGTCTGGACCACCGGAGCGTCCGTGCGCCGCCGCCGCTGGACCGGCTTTGATACCGCAATCGACTACGAGGAAATCCTCGTGGTCTCGCGCGATGCGGTCGATCTCTCGCGCCTCGATGCCGGCGCGCCCGTGCTCGACAGTCACTCGCAATGGACGACGCGCGCGATTGTGGGCGTCGTCGATCGCGCCTGGATCGACAAGGGCGAAGGCCGCGCCGCCTTGCGCTTCCCGAAGCCTGGCGTCGATGAAGCCGCCGATCGCCTGTTCGCGCTCGTCACCGACGGGATCGTCCGCAACATCTCGGTCGGCTACCGCATCGACAAGGTGCGCGTCGAACGACCCGAACGTGTTGGCGAACCTGAACGCTGGTTCGTCGAGCGCTGGACGCCTCACGAACTGTCCTTCGTCGCCGTCGGCGCCGATCCCGGAGCGCAAGTCCGCGCGGCGGACGAGGCGCCGATCTTTCGCTTTGAACTCGTCACTGCCCACACCCGAACAATGGAGACTGCCGCCATGGACGAACCTGTCCAAACCCGTGAAGCCGCGCCGGGGGCCGCGCCCGCGCCTGCCGCCAATGAGCGCGCCAGTCCCGCACCGCCCGATCCGGCTCCTGCTGGGCCGAATGCCGATCAGGTTCGCACGGAAGAGCGCGAGCGTGTGGCGGCGATCTTTGGCCTGGCCGATCGCTTCCGCCTCGAGCGTGCCTTTGCCAATGATCTCGTCACGCGCGGTGTCGCCATCGAGGAAGCCCGTCGCGTCATTCTCGACAAGCTCGCCGAACGCGATGAGCGCGGCGTTGGCCATACCGCTGTCTCCCTCCCGGCAGGGGGGCTCGATGCAACCGTCACCCGACGCGAAGCCATCACCGAAGCGATCGCCCATCGCCTCGCTCCGTCGGCGAATGCGCTGCCGGATCGCGCCCGGGAGTATCGCGGCATGTCGCTGGTCGAAATCGCCCGCGAAACCCTGCAACAGGTTGGCGTCCGCACCCGCGGCATGACCGCAAACGAGGTGGTGCAACTCGCACTCCGCAATGCCGGGCCGCATGGCACCAGCGATTTCCCGCTGATCCTCGCCAACGTCGCGGGCAAGCGTCTGCGGCAGGCTTACACGACCGCACCTCGCACCTTCGAACGCTGGACGCGCGGCATCACCACGACCGACTTCAAGCCGCTGTTCCCGACACAGATCGGCAACTTCCCCGGCCTGCTGCCGGTCATGGAAGGCGCCGAGTTCAGCTATGGCACCATCGCGGAAAGCCGGGAAACTTATCGCCTCGCCACCTTCGGCCGCATCGTTGCTCTCACCCGGCAGGCCATCGTCAATGACGATCTGCGCGCCTTCGACCGTGCGCTCGGAACGGCGGGCATGAAGGCTTCCGATCTCGAAAGCGGTCTCGTCTACAACGAGATTCTCTCGAACCCGCTTCTGGCCGATGGCGTCGCCCTGTTCTCGGCGGCGGCGGGCCGCGCCAACCAGGGCACGGCGGCGGCGATCACCGAGACCTCGCTCACGCAGGCGATCGAACTCATGACGCAGCAGCGCGAGATGACGCCTGCCGGCGTCACCGGCGATCAGATCATCAACAACTATCCGCGCTATATTCTGGTCGCGCCGGGCACGCGCGCCATCGAGGCGCGCAAGATCATCGCCCAGACGACGCCTGCCCAGGCGTCTCAGGTCAACCCCTACGCCAACGCCTTCGACGTGATCGAGGAGCCGCGCCTCTTCAACACGGCGGGTGCGCAGCGCTGGTGGCTGGCGGCCGATCCCGCGACCATCGACACGATCGAATACTGCCGTCTCGAAGGCCAGTCCGAGCCCTTCCTCGATCAGCGCGTCGGGTTCGAGGTCGATGGCGTCGAATTCAAGATCAGGCACGACTTCGCCGCCAAGGCGATCGACTTCCGCGGCCTGTTCTTCAACGCCGGCGTTTGACAGCGGCGCGAGCCTAACCCGAACTCAAGGAGACCCATTCCATGCGGAACTTCATCCAGCTGGGCAACACCGTGGTGGTGCCCGCGCCCTATGCGCTCACGTCCGGCCAGGGCGCGAAGGTCGGTCAGCTCTTCGGCGTCGCCACAAACGATGCCGCGTTGTCTGCCGATGTCGCGCTCGACCTCACCGGCGTGTTCGAACTCACCAAGATCGGCTCGCAGGCCTGGACGGTCGGTGCGCTCGTGTACTGGGATGACACGAACCGGCGGTGCACGACCGTCGCAACGCTCAATCTGCTCATCGGCGTCGCCGCGGCGGCGGTCGCGGGCGGCGCGGGCAACACCATCGGCCGTGTTCGGCTCAACTCCTCCTTCCGGGCGAACGATCCGTGATCGACGCTTTCGCTTCGGCCATCGATGCGCTCTTCGCCGATCCCAACATCGGCGAGGACGCGCTTTGGAAGGCGGGCGGCGTCGGCG